TGCATGGCTTCTGCCTCATAATCTAAAGTGTATACTTCAGTATTATTAATTTGTGCGCTTTGTACATCTGTAAGCATGGTGGCTCCTTTTGTTGTTAAGTGCTAATTATAGCATTTTGGGAATATTCAGTCAACCAAAATGCTATAAATAACATTATGCCACGTTTAAGCCTATACCGTCCCAATCGCACTAGAGATTACCAATTTCTGGACCGCACAATCAGTGAGATGTACACTGTTGGCGGATTAGACCTCTTTATCCACAAATATCTTGGTCCAGACACCGGTGGAGAAGATTCGGCATTTTCGGGCAACGCCGACGCCACCCAGCCTGTTTATGACGAGCTCAACCCAATGAACATACAAGATTTGCTGTTGTTAGAAAACAGAGATCGAGTGTATGACGACGATATCTATGTCATGCGTGGTGTTTACAATGCACAAGACATTGACTTTGATTTGAGTCAATTTGGATTGTTTTTAAACAATGATACCTTGTTTATCACGTTCCACTACAACGACATGATTGACACATTTGGGCGCAAACTCATGAGTGGTGATGTGATTGAAGTTCCAAACCTGCGTGACTACAATCCTTTAAACAAGGATTTAAGTAGATCGTTGCCCAAGTATTATGTGATTCAAGATGCGGCTTATGCAAGTGAAGGTTTCAGTCAAACCTGGTTGCCGCACTTGTGGCGTGTGAAAGCTACACCGTTGACTGACGCACAAGAATACAATTCAATTACAGACAAACCATTTGTGGCTGAGTACATCTGGGATCCGGGTGATTTTTATCCCGCTGGTGCCATTGTAAATTATGGTGACGTGTATTATCGGGCTCGAGTCAACACACCTGCAGGTACGGATATCTCCAACACTGACTACTGGCGTGAGTACACTCCGCCTACCATCAGCGACAAACAAGGCACCAGAGAAAAGGATTATCAACTGAATGATGCCATCCTTGTACAGGCCGATGTGGAAGTGCCAAAATCTGGCTATGACAACAAACCCTTGTATGTTGTGCCCACACTATTGGACGGACAGCCGGCCAATCCCACATCATTGAGCACAGTGGATGGCGACACAGTGGATGGCACACAAGGCGGTATGAATGTTACCCCAGATGGCTTTGGATGGACTTCGGGTTACTTGACTGGCGACGCACACGCACCAAATGGCTTGCCTGTCACAGCCGGTGTCAGCTTCCCACTAGATGCTGTGGCCGGAGACTACGCATTGAGACTGGATTACTTTCCAAATCGCATGTTCCGGTATTCAGGCACACGCTGGTACAAAATTGCCGAAAATGTGAGAACAGATCTCAACAATGGAGCCAACAACAATACTTTACGCTCTAGCTTTGTTAACAATACATACACTGTGCCAACAACAGATCTTGGTAACGTTCCGAGTCGTCAGAGTTTGAGCGACTTGCTTCGACCACGTGCAGACAATGGTGATCAGAGTGGCGGGTTAGCGCCTAAGCCAGCACCTGACACACGACCAGGACAGAAATCGAGTTAACAATGCAACAATTTTTTTACGACGCACAAATACGTCGCTTTCTGCTACAGTTTACCAGAATCTTTTCTGGATTCCAGGTAGAGTACGGTCGAGAATCAGACAACCCCAATGTGGCTGCACTACTGCGTGTGCCCATTCGATACGGCGATGCAAGCCGTCAAGCACAAACTATCATACAAGATAACTCTGCCAACTCCTTGCCATCAACACCCATGATGACTTTTTATATCACTGGACTGGATTATGATCGTCCTAGAATGCAAGAACCATATCATGTGCAACGCACTGTGGTTCGTCAACGCACCTATGATACAGCTACTGAGAGTTATGAAACCACACAAGGTAATGCATTCACAGTTGAAAGACTGATGCCTGTGCCATACAAGCTAACAATTACTCTGGACATTTGGACATCAAATACCAATCAAAAGATGCAGTTGTTGGAACAAATTTTAACCTTGTTCAATCCCAGTTTGGAAATACAAAGCACAGACAACTTCTTGGACTGGACATCACTCAGTGTTGTTGAATTGGAATCAACACAATGGACTTCGAGAACCATTCCCATGAGCACAGAAAATCCCATTGACATTGCCACGCTGAAGTTTAACTTGCCAATCTGGATCAGTCCTCCGGCCAAGGTCAAGAAGCTGGGTGTTATTGAGCGTGTGATTGCAAGCATGTATGATGCCCAAGGCGACTTTGTGGATGCTATCATCAACAACGACCTGTTGTTGGGCACACGAGTGATGATCACACCATGGATGTACAAGCTGGTGGTGATTGAAAACAAGATTCAAGTGTTGTACAATCCCGTGGTAGTGCCCAATGGCAGCTACGAAGATCTAGATCCCACTGCTATTGTGGCAGACTCTCCGTTGTTGTGGCCAGCAGTTATCAATGCATATGGCACACTGCGTCCAGGTATTAGTCAAATACGACTGAACAATCCTCCCAACACAGAAGACACTGCCAATCCCATCATTGGTACCATTGTGATTGACCCCAACGATGACCGGCTGGTGTTGTTTGATGTGGACCAGGATACTGCTCCACAAAACACACTTGATCCTATCACAGCAATTATCAATCCGTTGGCCAGTGCGCCTGGAGACGGCTTGCCTGTACCAGCGGTAGGACAACGTTATTTGTTAACAGAACCAACAGGCAACGTCACAAACTCTGTGAACCCTGAAGCATGGATTGGAGATCTTGGTCAACCCTTGGTTGCTATAGCCAATGACATTATTGAGTGGAATGGCACACGCTGGCGCATTGTGTTTGTGTCTGCTGATGCCACTGCTGTACAGTATGTCACAAACATCACCACAGGCACCCAGTACGAGTGGACTGGCGAAATGTGGATCAAATCATATCAAGGTATCTATCCTGGAGGCACGTGGAGTCTAGTACTGTGAAAGCAGTGGGTGTGTGGTTTCTAAGCCAGGCCACTGGCAGATACCTGTACTTGTTGCGCAACGACTCTAAACATCCTGGATCATGGGGATTGCCTGGCGGCAAGATTGAAACAGGCGAAACCCTGCTGGGTGGTATGGAACGTGAGTGTGTGGAAGAACTGGGTAGCTTTCCTGCTTACACTAGGCTCATGCCACTAGAAAAGTTCACATCAGCAGATGGCATATTTGAATATCACACCTGGGTTTGTGTTGTTGATCAAGAGTTTGTGCCTGTGCTAAACAACGAGCATCTTGGCTATGCCTGGATTGATCAAGGCACTTGGCCTCGCCCCATGCATCCTGGCTTGTGGTCAACTGTGAACTTGGAAAGTATTCAGACCAAACTTGCGTCCATTGAAAATGCTTTCCAGAAAAATTAGAATCTTCCCACAACAACTTCAATAGTCTGAATACTAGCATCGTCAATGTATCCTAGACTCTTGCCAATCACACATCCTGGTTGATATTGTGTACCTATACGCTGAGCCACACCTGGTCGAGTGCTAGATACTAGCACATCGCCTTTGCTTACAGGGCCTTGAACACGGCACGGAACTCGACCAGTTAACGCAACTGGTAGCACATGTTTTCCTTGTTGTCCTGAGTTCATGATATAGCTGGGGTTGGTTGATATAACACCAGCTATTGCTGTACTACCAGGTGCTACTGTTTGTGTAATTTCTTCAACTCCGCCAAAATCTACCACGGTGCCCGGAGGGTAATCTGCGTCAGCAACATACATCTCTGCCAAGTCAGCATACTGTGCTGAGGTGGCTTTGGCAAATACTGTGTTAAAATATGTTGTGCTTGATCCAATGTTGCCAATGCCGTTGCCGTTGCCGTTAACAATATTGCCTCCGGTGATATTACCAGTTGATACCGTTAAACTTGTACCAGTTAATGCGGCACCTGTGACAGCACCAGTAGCGGAAATTGCACCTGCAACAGTTAATCGTGTTGATGGAGCAAGGGAAAAAGTACCAATACCAACGAGACCATCGTTTCTAACTATCATTCCATTATCAATCGCAGTGTACACCTGTAAAGCAGCTTGACTGCCAGACGAACCTGATAAATCTACTCTTAATCCATAAGCCCCTGCTGTGTAATTTTTAAAATCTCCTGTCCAATCAGCAATAGTTTGAACCGTTTGAAATTTAACACTTGGTGAGCTAGTCCCAATACCTACACTGCCGTTTGTAGTTAAGTTACCACCTGTGACAGTACCTGTTGACGAAATTAGTCCAGCGGTGCTTATGTTTCCTCCAGAAACATTACCGGTGACTACCAGACTACTTAACATTCCCACTTGAGTGATGTTTAGTTGACTGCCAGTTTGTATAGTGCCAAACAAATTTACACCTGTGATGTTACCAGCTGCACTAATTTGTCCACCTGTTAGCAAGTTACCGCTTGTGGTATTACCTGTTACTGCTAGTGAAGTCAACGTGCCAACACTAGTAATATTGCCTTGTGCGGCTGTGGTCACTGTACCTGCTGTGGTTGCAGTGCCTGCACTTGTGGCAAAAGTGGCATTGGCTACCGTGCCTGATACATTTGCTCCAGTGATAGTTGTTAACGGGGCGCCATTGCCAACAAATTGAGATGCGTTGACATTTCCAGTTATACTAACACTGGATAAAATACCAACACTAGTAATGTTT